AAAGCCTTCGCCCTTGGAAAAACGGCTATCTCAAAATCCGATTTAGATGAGTTAAAGCTGATGCACAAATCTCTTTTAGCTGACGAGGAAACCCGTGAATTGATTGAAGGGGCGCGCTATGAGAAGTCGATTTATTGGGTAGATGAGGACACGGGCTTACTATGCAAATGCCGTCCTGATATTTGGCACGATAATTTCATAGTTGATTTAAAGACCACAAAGGATGCAAGTTTTCATTCCTTTCAACGTGATTTCTATAACGAAGGTTATCACATTCAAATGGCAATGATTCATCTAGGGCTTAAGTCAATTGGGATTGATATGCGCCATTTTATTGACTTACCGATAGAGAAAGAACCTCCCTTTTGCTCAGTGCCTTATCCCATTGATGAAGCCGCCTTAAAGCAGGGTAACAATGAATTTAAAGAAGCCCTTATCGGTATCAAGCAGTGCATGAGTAAAAATTTATGGCCTGCCTATCCTACCAACACAATTTCAGTGCCCGCTTGGGCTAAACCCGGAGTATAAAACATGAGTGACCCACGACAAGAATTATCTGTTGCTAGTGATTATGGCTTTGAAACACTGCCAGCCAATGCGTTGCCATCTGAATTAGTTCAGATTGAACAATCACGCGCCATAGCCGAGGCGCAAGCTCCTTTCATTGTGGCGCAACGCTTTCCACGTAACGTGAATCAGTCATTCGCTAATATTATGACTTCATGCCAGCGTATCCATTTAGCGGAAATGGCGTTCTATGCCTATCCCAAAGGCGGCACAATGGTTCGTGGGGCAAGTATCCGACTAGCCGAGGTATTGGCGCAGAATTGGGGGCATATCAAAACAGGGGTGATTGAAATAAGCCGTAGTCAGGGCTTTTCAGTGGCCAAAGCCTATGCCATTGACAAACAAACTGGCGCGGAGGATGAAAAAATCTTTACCGTTAACCATATTGTCGATACCAAGAAAGGCGCAAAGATGCTTACCAGTGAGCGAGATATCTATGAACTTATTGCTAACATGGGGGCGCGCCGCAAACGTGCCTGCATCTTTGCTGTCATCCCCGGCGATATACGAGAAGCTGCCGAGGAGCAATGCAATAAGACCCTAAAAAGTTCCAAAGAACCCCTGGCTGATCGTATTCGAAAAATGGTTACTCTCTTTGCTGAGTTTGGTATTGGAATACCGGAACTGGAAAAACGATTGAAGCATAAAATGGAAGCTACAATTGTTGAGGAAGTTATCGACCTTGGTGCCATCTATAAATCGCTTAAAGATGGTATGGCCTCCCGCGAGCAATTTTTCGATATGGGCGAAAACACGCAAGCTGCCGATAGCGTTAAAGCGATTTTAGAGGCCAAGAAAGCCAATGGTAAAGCGGCGAAAGCTGAAACTATTGCAGCAGCTATTGAAACCACCAAAGCCGAAATAGCTGACGAGCAACAAGCTGAAAAGCTATTAGAGGAGGAACAAAACGCCCTTCCTCAAGCCTTTAAAGACATTAAAAAGCAAATATTAAGCGCAAATACACTAGATGCGCTTTACATTGCGGCTGATCTTATAAGAGAATGTCCTGAAAATTTACAGGAACAACTCAAGGAATTATATGAACACCGAAAGAAAGCCTTTAGCGGAAAGCAAAAGTGAAATTGAAAACATTCTGATACTGGATACAGAAACCGGGGGTTTAGACTCCCGGCTTCATTCGTTGTTAGAAATTGGTGTCATTCAGTATAACGTTCCTACTCAGTCAGTTTTATTCAAAGGTGCAGGATTGCTTTATGCTGAATTTAACCCTGTAGCGCATATCAATAATATCGACATTGAATCCTGCAAAAAAATTAATCCTGTTCTACAAGAAACTTTTTTAGGTTTAATAAATTTATTGTTAGCAGATTCTGATATCGTAATAGCCCATAATGCCCCTTTTGATAGGAAATTCATTGAAGCTAATGAATTTTTAAGAGAAAGAAGCTTACATATAAAATGGCTCTGCACCAAGTCAAACTTCTACTGGAATAGTTCAGGTCTTAAACTTCGGGATATTGCCAGAGATTACGGCGTTGATTATGAGGGGGCGCACAGAGCCTTAGCCGATTGTGAAATTCTTTTACAATGCCTGCAAAAACTGCCAGATTTCCACGAACAACTATACAATGCCTATCAGCGTGTACTATAATTTTGCCGTGAATATATCCTTATGTTGACAGAATGGTTGCCCGTGTTATTTTCCCTCTAGGTTAGTAATGCGGGTGTTCCATTTAATCATCTTCTTCTTTCTCATAGTTTTTATCTAAATATTTTTTTATTATTAGCAATTCTTGTAATTCTTTAGCTCTAGTTTTTAACCATTTAATCGTATATTCAAAATGTTCTATGGGACATTTTTCTATAAGTAATTCATCATCATTAAAAATAATGTAGTCAAGTTTGTATTCATATTTTTCTTCAATTTCGATCATTAAAGTTTCCTTTTAAATTAAATTTTCAGGTCGCTATTTAGGACAGACAGGTCGCTATATAGGGCTATTGTAATTTTAATAATCATTTTTTTGTAATAATAGGTCGCTATTTAGGTCTATTATGGACTTTTTAATTATTTCTGAGGTCGCTATTTAGACCCCTTTATAGATATATACCAAAGGTTATGTAAAAAATTCATAACTTGCGAAGGCGATAGCTAGAAACATTAATATCTAATTTGCATGGTTTAACATCAGCATCTATAGGTTTCCAACTTAAAGCATAAAGTGAAGGTATTTTAGTTTTGCCACCTTGTCTGGTTAATCTTATCCAGTCGTATTCTAGTAATTCATTTTTAGCATCAGCTAATGAACCTTTTGACCATCCCCTTAATTTCATTATTGAATGTGGTATTGAAATATCACCATTATTGCTTCCATTATGAAAGCTACCTATATGAATTAATAAAGCTTGAGAAGCCCAATTCATGATTAAGAACTCTGGATGATTTATTATTTTATGAGGGAGTAAAAGGAAAGCACCTTCTTTTTGTTGCGAGTTGCGGCGGTTTTTTGGTATTCTCTTCACTGAGAAACGTCCTTATAGGGTAGATTAATGGTCTGGCGATTGCTAATTTACCCTAGTTCCACTTCCTTTAAAATCGAAATTCTCCCCTATCCCCTTGTATTAAATGTGTTATACAATAGGTAAACTTTTGTCTGTTGCATTTATTAAGGAGTATTAAAAAGTGCCAATAATCTCGATTAATCGCGCATGGAGCGAAAACCCCGGTATAGTTTCAATCACTGCAACTTCTCCCGACACCATTGGCGAAGTCTCTGCACCCGGATATATCACTGCACAAGAAACCAATATTGAAGCCGCTAATAATGGCGCGTTCCAGTGGTTACAAACCGATAATGTGTTGATTAATGTGGGTGGTACACAAGATGCGGATGGTAATACGCTAGGTGGTGTTAATTATTGGTTTCAGATATCCCAAGATTTCACTTCACTTGAGCCGATGGGGCAATCAATCAATGACGGCTTAACTGCTTTAGCTGGCGGCGGCCAAACCGGGGCAACTCCATTAACCCCCGGCTTTAATACAGTATCCACTGTAGTAACTACGGGAGATTCAGTTATTCTTCCCGCCAATGTCGCCGGTCAATCAGTTACTGTTACTAATACTTCTGCTAATAGCCTTAATGTTTTCCCAGCAGTGGGCGATACTATCAATGCTCTTGGCGTGAACGCGTCTATAGCGGTTGCGGCGGCGGCGACTACCATTTTTCTAGGCGTTTCCCCTACCAATTGGCGCACTAAATAATTTAAGGAGAAATATTATGTCAGAAGTCAAACAAGTAAGAGGCGAAAATTACAGTTTGAAGGATAATATCCAAGCAGAAAATGTTGACTCGATGAACAGAGATATGGGTTATAACGATATGTCTGATCTTGCCAATACCAAGAAATTCCCTGTTGAAATGAAGGGTGCAAAACGCGCTACTCAGCCCGGCGCGGATATGCCTAAAAATAACCGCTATTAAAAAAGTTTTCCCTGCGCTGTATCATTAAGGCGGCGCGGGGATTTTTATGAGGACTATTTTATGTATGATAAACGTTCTAATATGGACGGTTATAAATGGTTTCCTGACGACAAGCGCACGAATGAAGCCGTGCCGGGACGTGAGAACCGTAATATCAGTGCTGAAAAAAGTAAAGCTTGTATGACTGGTAAATATGGAAGAACTGAAACGGAACGCTATTCGGATAGTGATGACTAATGGGTAAATTAACTTCTAAAGAACGTAATAAAATTCCTAAGAAAGAATTTGGAATGCCGAAGGAGAGAAAGTACCCGCTTAATTCAAAATCTCATGCTGCTAATGCAAAAGCCCGCGCCAGCGAAATGGAACACAAAGGTAAAATCTCCAGCTCCACTAAAGCTAAAATTGATAGTAAAGCCGATAGAGTTTTAGACCGAGGTAGAAGTGGCAGGGGTTAATCAACCAAGAACTGAAATTATTGCGCTGGATATTCTAAGAGAATCCACTGTCATTTGGAAAGCTCCCAAGAATTCAGACGGTACTATCACCGTCTGTATCAAAGATAAAAAACTTCACGTCACTTTCAATATTATCAATGAGTCCGAACATCAAGATGATATTAATTCTATTAATGGTGTAAATATTTCTGTGCATCATAAATGAAATATTTTTTAGCTTTTCTTTTTTCTGGATTGATTATATTTTTATTTGAATTAGGAAAAATGATTTATCATATTTATTTTTACGGTAAAAAATTCAAATCTTAATTCTAAGATTATTCATATTCATAAATAAACATCCAACCGGAAGCACCCGGCGCTCCTGCTTCATTAGATGAGATTGCCACACAGCCACCCCCTCCTGAACCGTTACCTGTTGCTGCATTTCCTGCTCCCGCCCCTCCGGCTAGTGGCGCTCCACCCGCGCCATAATTGGAATTACCACCAAATCCACTATATCCTGCCGCAGTCGAACCACCTTGCAATGCAATTCCGCCTGATTGACCACCTTGATTGGAATAAATAGTTCCCGACGTAGTACCAGATACTGCACCACCGGCTGCGGGAGGAAGAAAGTTAAACCCGGGACCTGCATAAACAGCAGAACCCAAACTACCCATTCCTCCATTCGCAACAATACTACCCGAGGCAGGTGAAAATATAGTTGCCCCCCCATTCCCACCGTTATTATTACCGGCAGCACCTGCTGTTCCACCAGTTCCTATAATCAATGAAGCGGTTGTACCTACTTGTGCGGCGGTTAATTTACCTGTAATGCGATTACCACCCCCACCACCTGCTGTAGCATTCCAAGAGCCTGTGGTGGCCGCAGCGCCACCTGAGCCACCGCCAGCACCACTCATATCATAAACAATGGAACCCATACCATGAGTCGGCGTATAGGTGAAAGTACCTGCGGTTTCAAAAGCCTGAATATTCAATAAACGACCCGGGCTATTGCCAGCGCTAGCATAGGGCAACCATGTTGTTATCGCAGCATCATAAATCATTTCAAATGATGAACCAGCCGCGAGGTAATTTGGCGCACCTAAAATACTATGTCCTGCGTCTGGATTTACAGTAAGTGATGTAATAGCTTGAGTAGTTGAAACTAGACAACGTAAATTAGCAACCCCAGTTGGCATCGTAATTGTGCCACTAGCAAGTGTTCCTGCTGGATTTAACGGTGTCCAATGGACAGAGCCGCTTAAGGTAATTGAAAATCCAGTAGTGGGGGTTTGTACTGTCCAACCAGTTTCCGACTGAGTACCACTGAAAGTAGCTGATGGATAAGTGCCTCCTGATGGGGCTGTCATACTTCCAAAAACCTGATCGTTACTACCTATCAAAGAAAACTGATAAGTACCACTTGGGGCGACATTATAAATACCACCTATAAATGCCCTGCTAATCTGTTGGGAACCTGTTCCAGTAACACTGATACGAAGGGTATTATTTTCACCTACAACCCCAGCATTATTCACTAATATATTGCTACTTTCGGCATTCGTATAGGAACTTCCCGCTCCCCATCCAAAGAAAATATTGGAACTGCCAGAGAGTAGTGCGGGCGCAAAGTTATATCCTACTCCACTATTTTGGCTTCCTGTCAGTAATGAAGTTAACCCATTATAACCAATGGCCACATTATTAGTGCCAGTAGTTAGTCCATTTAAAGCATTGGAACCAACTGCAACGTTGGCGGCTCCGGTGATAGATGTATTACCAGCATTAATCCCCACCATTGTATTCAAACGGAGGTCAGTATTATTATTAATATTATTGTTGGTTGCCATTACTTATCCCTTATACGTAAGTGAGATTTCCATTTGGAGCAGCTTTCACTTTCCAGGTAGTGTTCGCAACAATACATATTAATTCACAACCATCATATTGATTAGTTGAAGACAGACTGCCGGTAGTCGTAGTAGTGGTTATAGTACCAAAATGAATTAATTGTCCGGTGCCATAAACAATTGTCCAGCCACCGGCTCCAGCCCCTTCAACTGCTACTCGCTGTCCTATTGCACCAGTTGTAGGTAAAGTAAAAGTAGTCAGGGCTGCATTATTTGAAATATATCCATTCTGGACGGCCATTGCTTGAGTAGTAGTAGTTGTATTTTGCCAAGTAAAAGAAGAAGTCGCAGACGCATCAGCAGTCCATACGGCACCCGTGGTATTACCTGTAGTAGTACATGTATATCCGATGGCTCCTGACGTATCAAAAAAGAAATCGCCTTTTGTCCCTGCTACCGCTCCATTTGGATTTCCTGTTCCTACTGTTGATGCAGGACTATAGAGTCCGTCACTGACAGCTATTCGATTAAAACTATTGTTAGTTGCCATGAAATTTATTCTCCCTTAAACGTAAGTTAAATTACCTTGTGGCGCACCCCACACTTGCAAAGTCGTATTAGCAACAATGCCTTTTAATAATATCTGGTCACCTACGGCTGTTGAGGAAATATGGCCTACTACTCCTACACCAGTAAGCTTATTTCCAAATATAATATTTTGTCCTGCATTTTGTAGAATGGTAAATCCACCATTTACATTCGAAACCGCTATCTCATCTCCCACAGCGAATGTGAGGGGAAGAGTAAATTGTATAGGACTAACATTATTAGCTACATAACCATTATTGGATGCCATCTGGAAAGTTAATGCTGTCACCACTTGCAGTGGCATAGGAGTATAGCCACTTTCATTATTTTCTGTTAATTGGTAGTTTTCACCCGCGCGAATCCCAGCTAGATTATCACCATTAGCTAGGGCGGATTGTTGCATCTCACTAATTTTGAGTGTATTAGTTGTCATACTTAATTTCCCAATGAAACTTAAGCCTTAACATAATAAAGAGCTATTCCACAATCCGTTACAATGGCTGTGCTAATGAAAGTTAATACGTCTCCTCCGCGTACCCACCAGCACGTGGGATTTCGGGTGCTTCTTGCATTCACTGTCATAGTTCCAGCCGTTGGAATCGTAGGAGTTGTATTATATCCAACCCATACACTAGCAGTTGAAGGAAATGAAAATTCTGCTTCATATTGTTTGGAGGAATCGCCCGGAACCGTATAACTCAAAGGAGTCGTTGCGGCTAATGCAAACTGCGGCGTTAAATCAGACGCTATCTTTGTGTTTCTAGATAAGTCGGTTATTTCAGTCATAATTTCATTATCCTCTCAAAGTGCAATTATAAAAATCCATACGATCACTTTACACACCTAAACGTGCGTCTGCTGTCCATTGTGCTGATAACACAATACCAATTCCCAAAGGAGTCGTAAAAGTTGGAATACCCGTAGAATTCGTTCCGTTATATGAAGTAGATAAAACAACATCATTAGAAGCAGGTGGGTTGCCAAATGAAATATTATTAATGGAACCATCTAAGGTGGAATACCATGTCACAGTAGGAACGCTTCCACTGGCTGATCTTTTTGTTACTTTAAATGGTCTATCCAATCCATATCCTTCTGCCACCGTCGAGGATAATTGACAAGTAGGTGCATTAAGAAGCGTGACTGTTCCCGGCAGAGAAAGGACATCATAAGATTTTTCATAGTAGTATTGGCATTGACGCAAGACTTCATCAAATGTTTTTGGTGAATCATCAATAGCAAATTCATTGGGTACGAGTGCTGCTGATTGCAACAAAATAGAATCCCCCAATGTTAAATTGCCCACCGTATAAAGCATGACTCCCAAGGTAGCAAAAGACACACTACTAGGAATAATACCTAAATTAATTTTATTGAATGCCATAGCAGGACAAACATTTCCCGCCTCAAAGGGGTCAAAATTATTTTGTAATGGGTACGCAGGAGAATTTTGAAAAGCTGTATTGCTCATAGGGGTTCTGGCAGTATAAGCCGGAGCAAAAACAGGATCACCCACGGCATTAAATCCAGTAATAGGATCGCCTGCACTAAGAATAGCGGGAATAGCATTACAAGTAAATAAAACACATTTTAATTTAATATTGGAAGTGCCAGAGGTATTGATAAGTCGCGCTCGCACTAATACAGATACAAAAAAATCCCACCATCCGCGGATAGTTGCGCCATCAATATATTGTAATATCATTAATTGCCCGACAGTATTATTCAATGCGGTAATTTGCAACCAACCAAAAGGAATGGTACTACTTCCAGGAGTAATATTTAATACTGCATTTCCACTATCACTAAAGGATGCAATTGTTTGATCAGCCACATAAACAGGAGTAGGAGTTAATGTTACTGTCGCTGATGTATTAATAAATTGATAAGGATTTTGCCTAAAATTCCAACCCGCTAGCAAAGAGTTTTTTGGCTGAATAATAATGGAATTTCGATAAACATTAAATTCATGATCAATCGTGCGCTCTGTCGTTTCTTGCTGATAGAGAGGAACAATACCATTGGCATCAGCCGTTAATTGGAAATTGGTTAACTGAACAATACCTGTTGCTGGCAGTTGAAAAGCTATATCAATAAAAGGAGGAGGATTAGCATTAGCATCCGTCGTATTAGAAGATGGAATACTAATTAACGTAGGATTGGCTAAGGTGGTAAAACTAGCCGGTGTTAATGTACCTTGTAACAATGTTTGAGGTAAACCCGGTGAATTAGGAATATAAAGCACTTGAATATTTTGCGGAACATTTCCCGATTGTCCTGTCACGGATATAGCTACGAATTTACCCGTCCATAGCGCACCATTGTTTTTTAATCGCTGGCGCAAAGTAACACTAGACCATCCTGTAGCATTAACCTCAAGACCTGTGGGGGGGTAATTCGGTATTTCATTACCATCTATGCCAGAAAAATTTAATTGCGATAGCGTACAGGTAGGTGTACCTGTACCCACTAAATCTAAAAACCAACCGGGCGCGATATTGTATGTTCCAGCCACCGTAATAACATTTGGTGTCGTAAAATAGACTTGGCTAAACTGTGAATTGGTAAATTGGTTTTCTAAACTAGAAGCTGCATCATCCACAGGCTCATCACTGCTTTCACCCGCAATGTAGTTTTCAATTAGCCGTATTAAAGGGCTTTGTTGCGTGAATCCTTTACGTATTTCAATACGGTAAGGTAACCCTTCAGTAAAAAAGATGTTATTGGGTAATGTGCCGTCCGGCTGAAATTGAACCTTGGCATTCGCCCACACAGTCAAGGCTTGGAAATCTTGATAAACCGCTTGGGGCAAATAAGGTAGGTCATTCGTCAGGAAAAAAGCCCAATACGTATCATCAAGCTGCATGCCAACTACATTGGGGAAATACCAGATAGGACTTGCACCGCGAACATAATTTGGCATCAGAATCCCTTCATTGTTTTTAAACTTTTAATGACGGCTTTTTTCATCATATTACCTACATATGGTAGCCGATAACTTGCTTCTTTGTACTCATTTTTTGCATCTTTAAGTGCCTGCATAGCCGCTTTTTTCTGGGCTAATGTTTGGTTTTTGCGCATTGCCGCTTTCTGCAAGCCGGGTATTTGTTTTTCTAATTCAAGAGCGCGTTTTTGCAGAGCTTTGACTTCATCATAATGATCAGTAAGTTTTCTCTGTAATTTATCTCGTTCTCTATCATATTGAACATGTTGGTTAGATGTGGAGGTCGCATTTTGTTTAGCTTCTTTTTCAAAATCACGGGCTTTTTCATAAGCGCGAGTTGCATCTTCAATATGTTTTTTAGTGACATCGACCGCTTGGTTTACTGCTTCACGATGATCAAGCAATGGTTTTAATTCGGGTAGTTTATCAATATAACTATTTGTTCTAGCGTCACCTGAGGTAGCCGCTTCGTGAATTTCTTGTTTGCCTGCCGGGGTTCGATAACGTTGTCCTAAAACATTTTTAACAATCTCAGGGTCGCCTTGGATAATATTACGAAGAATGACATTTCCTTTATTCTTACCACGAAGTGACTTCATGATATTGTCAGGCATTTGACCATAATGGCGAATACGTTGATAGATAGTATTTTTCTGTAGTGGTACGACTTCGTTACGCCAACCTTTGTTAGCTTCCTTTAATAGTACAGCATCTTCCGCCGGAATATTATCTTCCAGAGTTTTACTAAGCTCATCAACTTTATCATCTAATTCATTATATCGCGCTTTCCATTCATCTCGTTCTTCACGATTCATACCGGGTTCATAGGCTTTTTGACGCGCTTCTCTAGCGTATTGCTTGACGGATTGAAGCTTGCCAACGGCTTCATTGGCGGTCATATTCTTGTTTTTTTCAAGGTTATCAATATCAACACCAATTTGGCGCGCTTCCTTTGATTGCATTCCACCAGATTTGATAATGCCATTTAATTCAGCATATTTGCTTTTTATTGCTTCGGCGTGATCTTGAGGAATCTCTTTTCCCACTAAATTTTTTTCAACCGTTTTATATTTTTGTGTAATGGCACTATGACGTTCCTCTTGTGCAGCTTCAATTTGACTCGCTGCCTCTACATCATGCTCTTTGCCACGATTTAACAACGTGGAAATTTTATTTTCCGTATCTTTAACAGTCTGTTTTGTCGATTCATGTACTGCTTGCGCCGTATCAATGCCTTTTTCGGCCTCTTGTCGTGCCATAGTCGCTTTAGCAGCATCTTCAATATGCGTTTTATCAGTCGTAGAAGGGACATTATTAATTTGATGCTCAAGACCTTGGGCATCACGCGCTAGCTGCTCTGCTCTTTCTTTTTTGGCATTCATCTCATTTAATAATAAATCAGGGTCAGCACCTCTAATACCCTGCTTTGCATTTTTTACTGCAATATCGTGTTCTGACTTCGCTTTTTCATATTCTTCCGCACTCGTTTTGGCTTGTTGTTGCAGAATAGGAATCTGAAATTTATCTCGTAAAGCAGCATTTTTATCTGTGCCGAGAAGTTGATTATCAATAACTTTCTTGCCCGCTTTTATGGGAATACTTAATAACTTTCCTGCACCAACTAAAGGAATAGCATTTTGCAATAAAGCATCCCCCGGCTGAGACTTACCTAGTAATTCTTTAACCGCATTTTCCCCTCCAAAGGTTTCAAAATGTGGCATACGATCTTTATGATCTTCTGGTAATAGGCGTAAGTGTTTCAAATATTCCTCGGCAGTATTGGGAATATTTGTAATAGCTCTCCCTATTTCTCCTAAACCGACAGCAACATTTGCTGCGCCACGTATGTTCCCACCCATTAATGCACCTGAGATTTCAGAAGGCGCAGCATTCACTACCTTATTTGCTAAATCATTCGCTTTACCGGGTAAAGAAAGTAAATCATTTGTAGCAATTCTAGTAGCATCTTTAGTTTTATCCCATCCTGAACGAAAATCACCACTTACTCCACCTTGGTTTGGTGCATTTGTATTGATTGTTGGTTGAGTACTTCTATCAATCCCTAAGTGTTTATCAATAGAAGCTTGAATTTGTTCCTGTGACCAATTATCAGGAAATTCAGCCGTATCATTATTAGGAAGTGTGACCGTATGAGGCATTCTATTTTTCCTCTAATAAACCCGTTTTAGGATTTACTACAAAATGTTTACCACTACTACCCAAAGGGAATTTTTCTTTGGTGCGGGTTTCATAAAGGTCTTTCCGGGTAGCAACCTGATTCTCAGCTTCTGCTAATCCTTCTCTAAGATTTGCTAAATTCCATTCTGGGGATTTAAATGTTGACGCTTTAATCCTATCCGCCCAATTCAACGTACCAACACCACCTTGCCTACCGCCTAAATGTGCCGTAGCAGCTTGAATTTTTCCGAATATTTCATTTAAAGCAGAGGTAGCTTTATCTTGAGACAGCCCTGTTCTACCTTCTGCCCCTTTCACCCAACCTGTAGAATTAGGATTATCTTCCTGTATTTTTATAGCTCTTTTCAATAAATCAATGGTATCAACAATAGGCCGTGTTTCAGCTACAATTTTGTCACCTTCTTTTAAAGCTTGTTGATGTTCTTGCTTTGATTGTCTTTCATCTTGTAAATCGGCACGCGCTTTTTCTTGCTGATAAGCAAGGTCACTACGGTTCTTTTGGGCTATTTCTTGTTTTTCTTCAAAACTCGGAGCTTCTTTGGTCAAAGTAATCATGCCACTGCCGGGATACGTAGTTCTGACTACGCCATCGGCAATAGTTTCTTTCTTAGGTGTAAAATCTGGCAAACCTTCCATTTTAGGAAAATTATCCCATTTTGTACTTCGAATAGGTTTTTGAATAACCACCGTTTCACCAATTTTAGTGGGATATTTCTTTTCCTGTGTTAATTGTTGATTATCCTGTATTTGTCCAGTTTGTCCATTTGGCGCGGCTTGCGCGTTAGGATTTGTTAATTGTTGCGATGCGGCATTTGCAATTCTTGGAGGTAATGCAGGTGCATTATCATCAGGATTTTGCTGCGCTTCATTATCTGGCATTAAACTGGAATTCTGAATAGTGTCAGGATTATTAGGCATATTCATTGGATTAGCACTTGGCGCGTTGGCCTGTGCTGCATTTATGGGTGGGTGCTCTTGAGCGCGCGGGTCAATTATACCACCTTGAGCATTTACATTGATTAAACCTTCATCGCCGCCTTGAGTGGCATTAGGATTACCAAAATGTGCTTTATTAGAGTCTTTAATTCCATAATTTCCTTCGCCGGTGTTTTCGACTTTTGGTGTAGGATTTTGATTACTAGGCGTACCATCATGAAGTGACTTCATAAATTCATTTAAAATACCCGAACTTGCACCTTCTTTATTAGCGCGCGCTACCGCTTCATTGGCTTGAGCTTTTAATAAATCTCTTTGATAAGGATTTAATTCATGTTCATCAGCATACTTTTGCAGCATTGCAGGTAGCATAGTTTGCTTTTGCTGTAATTCTTGCTGTGCGACTGCGAGCGTACCTGTACGATATTGATTTTGACGAATCGAATCAATCGCACTCTGCATGGTCTTAAAGCCTTGGTCAAAGGCATCCATTCCCGTGCCACCTGATAATGGTATTCCTGTTCCTGAGGCTGCCATTATTTCATTACTCCACCTGTTGCATAGTTAATACCAGCATTGGCAGCTTTACCTAGAATATTACCTAGAATATCGCCGGGTGCTTTTTGTTCGCCATAAGCAAGTCCTGCTTGTGTATTACCTTGATTCACCGCATTCGTGCTTTGCTGCCCCGCAGCATTTGCTCCGACACCATAGAGATTTTGACCTATACCCACACTGGCTAAATATTTTTGCATGAGGTCATTCAAATAGTTTTGACGATCATTTTGACCAATGTTTGCGGCTGACTTTTGAATATTTTCAAGAGCCGCACTACTGCCTAAAAGCCCTTGGCTGGCGGCAGAATCAAGCCCTGTGGCTTTGGCAGAAGCAATGGCTTGTGCGGCTTGCGGGGATTGTGTGTACGCCTGATTCCACTGATTTTCAAGCTGTACGGGATTACCTAGCGCATCGGCTTGACCATTCAACCGTTGAAACTGGCTGATGCCATTATTCACAATCGGCTGTAACTTCCCTTGCGCATCAACATAGTATTTTTGGGATTGATCTTCTGCCGCTTGAAAGGCTTTTTCAGGATGCAAAAAGCTATCAATGGCTTTTGTACCAAAGGGATAAGCGGCTAATCCTGCTAATCCTGCTGCTGCTCCTGCCATAATCCTATCCTCCCAAAGCGGTTATTCGAGTCGACAATGCATTCAATTGTGATTCTATATTATCCAAGTCAGTGTTGAATACGTCCACTAATATTCCTAAAAATGTGCCATAATCTTTCCATGGCAATGTTTCAACTTCATCAAATGTTACCTGATCTGCTCTAGTCAGCACCGCCTGATATCCTATGTCCGCTCATCCAGCCTCCCAATACCACAATTGGCACAGGGCTAACACATACTAGTTTATAACAGCGATTTCGTGACGTACCTAATTCATACCAGCGCATACGCCATTGATATTGGCCTTGCACCGAAAACTCGCGTACATCGGCGGAGGCAAAGGTAATTCCACCGTCATCCGACCAGTATAATTCAATATGCGGTTTAAATAGCGTGTTATAGGTAGGGCTTTCTGTCGTGGGAAAATTACCATCTTCGGTAATGATAAAAACAGGTTCGCCTTCCACACTATTTTCCGCAATAATATAAATGGGCTTGCTATCTGCCCCTTCATTTTCCGCAATAATGAATGTGGTATTTTCGAATGGCTCATCACTATAGTTAATAAACGATTCGCCAAACACAAAATCTATTTCAACATACTGTGTTTCAAATTCTGAATTGGTAACATCATCAGGTTCAAAATGATCTACATTGATAAGCGGTGTAACGGCTTCTTGCCGAAACGGTTCAACGATATAAGCATCAATCGCCTGTGCATTAGCTTGTGCAGGATTGCGTCTTTCATTCACATAGTACTGGCCTGCCATATCATAAACAGTACCATCCCCTAACACCGTAACTAAATGGCGATTGGCAAAGTAAAGATGCTTTCGAATACGCGAACGTCCACCATTTAATTCAGCACATCGACTCCACTTTTCTAATCTGAAATTAAACTGGGTAGAAAAACTGTCTGTGATCTTATCCAGAAAACCAGTAGGATCGAATAAACCACCAGAAAGCCGATAGAAAATACGATTCTCATATTCATATAAAAACCCATCATAAATAATCGTGTTATTAGGTGATAGCTTTTGCCGATTCGTGAGTCGTTGTAATAAAACATCCATAGCTTCCCCTTGCATCACTTCCGGGGTATTGCCTTTCATTCGCATGGGTTGGACCAAGCCATTTTTATACTGGCCTAGCCATGCGATATAATCAAAGCTGGTATCTACAGTATTAGCAGCATTATCAGCTAGTCCTACATTACATTGCGCAGAAGAGTTTTTCTTGAAAGGAAAAGTGGTTGTTGTACCAGTATCATCAGTGACTGCCGAAGGCGTATCACTCCATATACCTATACTAAATGCAGTGAATATGTAAAGTGTATTATCCTTAACGGCAAACTGCCTGATTAAATCGACTTCTTGCGCAAAGACATTCGGTACTGAACCAGTATTGACCATGACATTTGCTAAAAAAGTATTGAATGGTTGTGTTGGGTCGCCCAATAATATTTGAGACAGAAAGAAAGCGGCGCTAGTAGGACTACCTAATAATAATCGACTTCCAAACACTTTAATATAAAGCGGATTGATGTGCGTTGTCGTAGCGATACCAAACTCTTGCGTATCTTCCCGGTAAATATAAAGGTGCTGACCATCAGCAAAGCAGGCATAAACAATTGAACCATTAACAATAAAATCAAAGAATATATCACCCGCCTGTGTGGTTAGCTCTACAGGAATGGTAATAACCGTTTCATTGAAATTGTTATCTACGCGAATAATGGAATTAGCCACTACATAATATGAGTAGTTAATGGTTTTTACTTCATTGCGGGGTTCAGCACCAAAGACCAGCTTATTCTCATTTAAATAACGAACGTGCCGCCTGCCCATCTCAGGGTACATGGCGACTTTCTTTTTGCCAAGCTCACTTTGGTTGAGTGTCCAATTGACGGCATCGGTAGGATTAAACTGCTTAAAACGTGCCGTGTCGAAGTAGGTAATTATCGGAAGGTCAACGACTGGCATAGGGGCTATATCCCCGCACGAACGCGATACGCACCATTTAACATATTGTCGTTGCTTTGCTTAATTACCAAATTGATTGGACTAATGGCTACAATATCAGAGCGTAGCCCTTCATAGGTATCTTCCAATTCCTTTGTCCATGATTTAGCTCGCCCTTTGTGGAATGCCGTGTACTTGGCACACGCATATTCAAAGAACAATAGAAAATAATCAGGAAGTGTACTCATATCCATTGATTCAGAAATATAGGCTAGTTCAAATTTCCCATAAATCCATAATTCATAGAACTGAGATGCACCCGGCCATATTTCAAGATTGGTGTAATTCGTTTGATTATCAATAATGCCAACTAAAGGCAAACTTTGCATTGGAAAATACTTCGCCGTGCTATAGAACACATTACGGTTAATGACTTCCATGGGATAGTCAACCCCATCAAGATTAAGCCACAAGTTTTGAATCTCAGCCAATCGGCCTTCGGTAACATCGGGGATAGGGTCAGTAAAGCCGGGTGCGGCAAAGTTAATAAACTGTGTACCATTCTCAATAGGAAAATGAATTTTCTTGGGAATAGTGATCATGAGTGCTGTACCGCTATATGATCTTAATAAACGGTTCATGACTTTCACACCCGTTGCCGTATCCCACCCATGCAAGGGAACGGTCGGGCTATGCGAGCTTATCAATGAATAAAAGTCATTAACAAACTCTTTGACCGATTCATTGTAAACATTTGGCATAGCGCATTATTCCTTGTCGGATTTAAATGAGCGTTTTTTCTTGCCGCCTAACAAGGTAGATAACATGGAATTGTCAGAAGCTAATTTATCTTGAACGGTTTCAATATCCTCTGAACCATCATCGGAAATTTCAGAATCATCTTCCATTGCATTATCATCGTCTAAACTATGCGCGGCTTTGGCATCTTCTTTTGAATGAAACCACCCTTTATTCAGTGCATCAATATATTCACGATGATTTTCGCATAATAATTGATCAAATCCTGTCTGCTGTAATTTGTTTAATTTATATACGAATGCGCGTAGGTGTTTTGGATTAATCCATTTTCCATTATAGGGTATTTGTGTCGTTTTCTTCATATGAGGAAGTCCTTATGTATATAAAAAGGGGAAATCCTATACATGATACAGGAATTTCCCATCAATTTTATTATCTACCCTTTACGATCTTATAATCACGGCAAACTCTGGATTGATTGCGACACCGCACGCGATATCCAAACGATCAAGTTGTTCGTAATTTCTGATATCCGCACCCAATGAGTAGGTAATAGACATTTTGTATAAGTTAGAAAAGGTTGTAGCCGCTTCCACCCCACCACGTAATTCTGTGAGAGGAGGAGCCGCAAAGACAATAGCCTGATTATGAAATGCAAGAGTACGGTTAAAACTTTGACTTAACCAGACTTGCGCACCATTAGGAATGGGAGCGCTAATATTACGGCGCGCCCCAGTAGTCACAATAGTTGGATTTACATTAACCGTAACCGTTGTACCTGTTGAGATGGCATCGGCTGTTACCACGAATTGAGCGCGTTGTTCTAAAGGCTCATAGTTCAGTGGGTTAATCATATAAACTAAATTCGCGTCATCAATTTCTAAAATATCCCCTAAACGGAATACCAATTGATTAGATAAGACGCCATTTAATACGAATGTATTACCACCCGTGATTGGGCCATTGGCAATCTGTCCTCCATCCAAGAAACCAGTTGGAGGTGTGACTGCCGTACCACCACCCACACCAGCCGTGTGACGGCGCATGAAGTTTGACTTGAAGAAATCAAACCCAGATAAGTGACCTATGAAACCATCCATTAACGCGCCCGTATTCACGGTATTGTTAAAGATAGTGGCTAGCGAAGTAGATAATAAAGCGTTGGTAGTCGGACGGATTGCTACATAACGGTTTCCATCTTCGGGAATGCCAAGTTCAGTCATATAAGCATCAGCCATTGTAATGGTACCAAAATCAATTGGCACACCCGGCGTCCCGACTGCTTGATAAATCTGAGTCTGGAAGGTATCAGCAATAAACTTTTCCACTTTATTTGCAAGGGTTTTGGCGCGAGGGTTTAACATCATATCCAAGAATGGTTTATCACGGGCACGATTAAACGTTAAATCAAAACCTGTGAAACCTACCATCGTATGAAATTGCTTGGTAATAGAAAGTGGTCTAACGATTTGCACTACCGCTTCGGTTTTAGCGGATGCACCTTCGCCCCCTTCATAACGTTCTTCTAAACGATAATTAAGCGTTTGCCCGGTCACATATTTTAACGTGCGGAAATCTTCTTCAATATTACGATTAGAAACTTTTGCGAGGTTTAAATAGTTGACGTAGCGAACAAAGACTTCGTTTAAAACGTATTTAGTGGTTTGAAATAAATTTGCCATGGTGCATCCATCTCCGGAAAATGATTTAGGTTGGTGACAAAATGTCACTGTCTATTTACATTTCCGTGCGGACGGATAAATACACGCAGGGTAAAACTAAAAATTCATTTCTTAAAAACTCTAGAGACTCGGCGGCAATCCCTTACCACAATACACACCGATTGATGAATTTAATTCTACCCTGTTGTATTTTATTTGCAATAACTTACTTTGAACTGGCAGGATCATGTTGATCAGTTTTCTCAGGCGCTTTATTTGCAGTTTTATCAGTAGGATTTTTTAAACGTTTTTGATAATCCGCTTCCGATTCACCGGGTAACTTCGTTGGCTTACTATTTAATGGTGCTACCATGAGATTGTACTCCTTAAGTTAATAAACGATTAACGCCGCTTGCCTTGACGTTGATTTAGTTTAACACGGGCATCTTTCTCAATGGCACTGTCTACATCAAATTTTGGTAATTCGTCAAATTTATCACTAACATCACCTTTATGATTAGATAGTGGTCTACTTGATTTGGTCACATTGTTCGCTTTACGAATTTTTTCATCCAGTCTGCCCAATTCCAGCATTTGTGTAGGGAAATCCTGAATGCCAGCAATGCGTTCTATTTCTTTGGGTTGTTGCTTACACGCTGCATATAAAAACGCTGCCGGGTTTGGCATTCCACGAATACCCACCATGATAGCATCCGTAATGGGCTTATCACTTACCACGGTTTTAAAGTCTGAATACCTGTCCATGCCTGTTGTAAACTTTTCTTCAAATTCTGCCTGCACACGGCTTTCTTGTTCACGCCATTTTGCCTCATCGGCTTGACGTTGTGATTGAACTCGCTCTTGTTCTTTAGCTTGCAACTTGTTCGTTACAATCTTATCAACGACTTTGCTTAGTTCGCGCTCCCAATCAGCCTCAGTTGAATCAGAATCCATAGTTTGTGTGACTTGTTCCGTTACCTTGGCGACTTCTGCCGCTGTAGGTGCTTGACCATGATTGCCGCGAGCCAAACGCTCACGAATCATCTTATTGACCTCTGATTCGGGGTACATCTTTTCTTCTTTTGGAACTATTTCATTGCCATATTCATCAATTTTGGCAGCTTGATCTGTGTTATCGGGTTCTTCATCATCATCCGGGTCTTTATTGTCAATAATATCGGTTGGGTCTACTTCTTCATCGGGTTCTTTGTTGCCTTTATCGTCATATCCATAATCATCGGCATTCTGGCGCGGTTGTGGCGTGTGTAAAACAGACTTTTTCAATGCACCACGCAACCCGGTGCGCGTATTTTTAGTCGATTTGCTCTGTTCTGCTGGTGTATCACCATCTTCACTGGATGCAATCATATCCTCGCCAGTGGGTACCGTACCCAATTCATTCGCTAAATCATTATCGTCAATCTTTTGTAATACTTTTGGCATAAATGGTTAACTCTATTTTTTAGAAGTTGGTTTAGCCTCTTTGGGTTTGTCCAAAAAGCCTGTGTTGTGAGTGAGAATCTTGGCTAAATTATCATGGTGGCCTTGTGTGGTATCGGCGTGAATACGGGCAAACTCTGCCTGTAGTTTCTTCTCAGTTTCCACATAGCGCGCTTCAAGCTCAGCACTTTGTTGGTGTAATTGACCTAACTGAATGGCAGCATCAGTACCGTCTTTGCGAGACTGAGACTCGATCTTGTGCTGCTCTTGCATGAGTTTTTGCTGACCTAATGTAAAATCTTGTTGCGCTTTCATCATCTCAAGCTGGATTTTTAATAATTCAGGATTTGGAGGTGGGTCTTTGGGTGGTATCGGTTTGCCAGTCTTACCTGCTTCAATAATCTCAGGTGGTACTAGGGCGGCTCGCAGGCGGTTTCTAATTTCAATAGACTTCGAGTTTTCCAGTGTTTCGATAAATAAGTCAGCTACCAGATTAAATGTTTCAGGATTCTTTTGTAGGATAAGCTCGATAGTTTCTTGATCTTCCCGCTTTTGGCCTTCTACAGATTTACCGGGCAATAACCGTAATTTATAACGCCCTTTGGTAATATCATTTTCAAAGTTTTCGCCGTACTCATCGCCTTGTTTATTAATAGTAATGGTTTGCTCGCCCGTGTCTGGCATATTTAATCGTAGTTTGCGCTCAGTATCATAAATACGGGGTATGGCATCATCTACTATCAGGCCACAAGCCCACAAGGCTTGATTTGATGAAGTGAATAGTGTTTGAGTATTATAACTAGCGGTCTCGCGCCGTGAATCTATTGCGTCGCCAGAGACTTCTTGACCGCCTTGGCCTAACTGCGTGCCATATATTCCAGTACTAGAAGATAAATCATTCAGCGTACTATCATATTGCTGCATCAAAGACTGTGATATTTCCGGTGGTTTTAATTGCTGTGGAATATTGCCAGACTTGGCTTCATCATAATAGAGCGCGCCTAAAATGACAGTCGGGTCAGCCCATATTTGCTTAGTATCAGTGCCACGCGCATTCTCTTTCGATATAAGGAATTGATCATAGCGAAATACAGTTAGGAGATAAGCATTTTGCGTTTTGATATAGTTTAAATAACGTTGCGCATCCTTTGCATTGGCAAAAAATGAGCGTGTAATCTGGCGCCCTTTCTTATCATAGTAAGAACGCTGATCTTCAAAAATGATAGGAGAGTATTGACTATGAAATGGCACCTCATCGATCTTATAATCACCTGCCCAAATTGAATTTACTACCTTATAGCGCGATACTTTTCGGGTTCGCACTACTCTGACAGGTTCGCCATTGTAATCAATAAACTCTTTACCATCGACTTCAAATGTAGGTAAGGCATCCACTTCTTTTTTAGGTAAAGCTTTCCCGTTGGATAATTCACATAGCGTAAAAGGCTTATATTTTCGTTCATACACATAAAGAATCGTAACTGATTCATCATCCCAAAATTCTAACGGCATATCCGTCTGATCATCAACTGATACATTCGCGCCGTTGTCTTGCTGATCTATACCAATATTTGATTCAACTTCTCTACCCCACAAAGCGCGCACTTTCTTGCGGCTCATCTTGACGGTATAGCCAGAAATCATGCTGTCAATTTTGTTTTTGTGTTCACAGTCTAAAGACCAAAAGCATTTAGTAGGGTCAACAAAGTCATATAATTTCATTACTTGATCAAAATTATAATCATTATCATAATCCGTACCTACACGATAAGCACCATAACCACCTACTGTTTTTTGAAAAAATGAATTCTGGGTAATGGATTTCGCATCAGAATTTAATAGGATATCTAATACGATGGCTTGACGAATAGCAACTACTGGCTGAGGCGTATCATCAGTTGCCTCTAATTTTAAGCTGGGAGTATTTTGTTGTTGCTGCCCCATCACATAGTTAGCGAGTGGCGCAAGCTTGTTGAATGTCAGACCTTGCTTGTTACGTTTCGTAAAATTATCTAATTCGTCCTGATCCCATTGATCGCCCATGACAAAACTCATCATGTAATGGTAATGCTTATCATTTTCGCGCCACGCATCACGCCATCTTTTGACATGTTGTCGTAACTTTTGAGCTTTGGGACTATCAGTCGTATATTCCGGTCTATCCATTCACTTAACCCTTCCATGTAACGAAATGATTTGATTGTTATATTATCAGATAAACTTGCCCCTCGCATGTACAGGTAGTGTTTTTACTGGATTAAGTTTGGTGGTAGTGTAATAGCCTGCTGCGAATGTGTGCAATAGTGCGTCAGCGCAGTCTGGGCTTGGCATACCACGTTTGCGTAATGATTTTTTGGATTCGATACGTAATCTACCAGAGCTATCCTCATCATAACCCACGCTGCATAAATCAGACTGTAACTCATCACTGTCAGGAATTTCCACGGGCATATCCTGCATGAGCCAGTCGGCGCAAGCGTTCCATAATTCCGCTCTACGATCTGTAAAGTGTTCTTTATCATGCGCGTCTAGAGCCACGTTAATCCCTTCAACCTGTGTATATCCCATTTCCTGCATTCTATCGACTATGCCCTTACCTATACCAATACAGTCAACAAAGACTTTCACTGGGTCGTATTTCTTAATCATGTTAACCAGCTTACCGCAAATGTGCATAGTGTTGTGATTACGGTAAGTTTTAAGATTCCATGCCTTGCGCCCTTGGCGAAAGATAATAGCTGTGCGGTCACTACCGTCTTTATCGTCAGCCGGGTCAACTCCTATCACAATGCCTGATTCGCTTTTGAGTTTGCGTTTGCGCGCTGCGGTAACATATTTGCTAGGAATAAATGTGTTTTTAACTGGATTAAGAAACGCATCATTAGCATTAAATGGATACTCTTGACTAAATAATTCGAGTGCGCGTTCGGGGTCTTTTGACATGTTACGCATTTTATTCCTGCGCCATGCAAGATGCTCTATTGTCAAACCATCCGCAGAGTAGGCGCGCATGAAACCGCGCTCATCCTGTGTTAATTCCATCCCTTCTGCACTGGCTGTATATTCAGCCTGCCAGTACCACGGAATGAATATAGCCATGTACTCAGATTCACCCGCGACCGCAGCAACCCATTCTTTATGATACCAATTGCCGATACCCTGCGCAGTACTCTCAATGATAATTTCCGTGCCCGCCACGTCCGCAACGGTTTGAAAAATCCCGGTCGCATGTTCTTCCGTGTTATCCCAAAGCCCCGCCTCTGAACCATGCAGCAATTGAATAGTATCAGAGCGTCCTACCTTTTTGCTGCCTGCCGTGCCTACCTTGTAGCCACCCTTGAAAACATCGAAGTACATTTCAGTCGTGTTGAGTCTGTCAGGATAAGGACACAACCCCGGCGGCAAGTTATCAAAGTACGTCTTGACCATGTTAAATAGGTTATTAGTCGCTGAGTCATGGTGCGTCATAATGAAAGTTTTGTAGCCCTTGCGAGTTATAACTTTGTGAAAGAATCTTGCGGATACCATCGTACTAACGCCTTGTTGCCTACCTTTACAGATAATCGCACGCACACGCCCAGTGGCTTTGAGTTGTGCCTCTAGCTTATTGTGTAAATAGATTTGCGCGGTGTTAAACTTAAAAGGTATTAGCGCGGTTTCATCATCATCCGCGCCTTTCACTGAAATATAGAAAAACTTCTCAGCAAACCATCTTAAATCCTTAAGATTGTTGATCAATTCATCGGTCAATTGTGGGCTAGCTGCCATAATGTTCTACGTGCAACCTCATTCAGTTTTGTTCTTGTTTTGATCAACAAGAGTCTGTAATAATGATGTTACTTGGTCGAGCTTATCGTCTTTTTCGGGGGGCTTATAATTATGCCATTGTAACTTACATTTCAAATATAGCTCTAACGCTTTTACATCCCCGCTCATAGCTACTTTATACAGTTTATTGGCAACTCGACTACCACGGTGTCGCATGGTTTTATCAAGCTCATTTTCAAAATGCTTACGAATGGTTCTTACATCACAATCATAGTATTCAGCAATCTCATCTTGGGTATACCCCGCTAACACTAAATTCATGACTTTTTCACGTTCATGAATAGTAGGTTTATATTCTGGTTGTCCGAGATTTGGTTTAAGACGGCGGTTAAAGCTCATATTAACCTACCCCTTATAGGTGCAATTAATGTACACACGTTAAGCCGGAATGTCCACAAACAAAGTTATAATCATAAACACCGCTAGAATAATGCAAATGAACATATCAAAGGGAACATGTACAACATGAGTCATTAGCAAATAAAGCACGCTCAACCAGAGTACACCTACCTTTGGCGCGAAAGTCATTGATATTCCCTTAAATAAAAAATGGCAGTATATTAAGTATACTATCATTATAAATACATAGAGTGAAACTTTTTAGGTAATTAACCCTTTTTTGATAAAT